AATAACGTAGTTGTTCCAAGCGCTTACGCACTGACCATCAACGAATTCAAAGGATTGAAATCCCAAGAGTTGGGGGCTGTGTACTTCTACACGGATCACCGATCCCCGTACGCTGTGTACGACGAGAGTGAAAGGTTGGACAAAATAAGTCAAGATCTGAAGGTTAAGTTCTCCCCTAAAGTAAGAGGAGCGATAGACAAGTATAAGGAACTATCAGAGACATCTGCAGTAAAACTGCTAAAGTCTGCACGTAACTCTGTAACTAAACTAGAAAAATACTTTGCTACGATAAACCTAAATGTTCTAGATGACAACGGCAAACCTATCTACCACGCAAAGGACCTGATCTCCAATCTTGCAAACATGGCAAAGGTTGTCAATGGTCTAGAAGAACTAGAGGAGATAGTCAAACGACATGAGCAGAAGGACAACCCAAATAGAGGTGGGGTTGTAACTAACAAGTACTCACAGTAATGTTTAAAGACAGTGTCAAGTATTCCCCAGCAGCACAACACTACTTGGACTTTGGCTTCTACACAGATGCCATACCAGGTACAAGGGAGTACTATGACTACTGGGATGAACAAAGAGAACGATGCTTGCAGGGATATTTAGATATAACGGGGTATCACTATTTCTACCTAAACTTCTGCCCTATCGACCGAGTCGTAGACTCTTACCTAGCAGACGGTACCAAGATCGCAAGAAGAGACAGAACATTTCCTGCCTTCTACGACGGAGACCACCAGTACTTCACTGCGGTAGACGAGTGCAGAAAAACAAATAAGCACATGGTCGTCTTGAAAGCAAGGCGTAAAGGTTTCTCGTACAAAGCTGGTGCCATGCTAGCACGCAACTACTTCCTGATGCGTAACTCAAAGAACTATGTCTTTGCATCGCAGAAAGAATACCTGATCGGTGATGGACTTCTGAGTAAGGCGTGGGACTTCCTATCATTTATCGATGACAATACAGCCTGGACACAGCCACGGCTGAGAGACCGAGAGATGCACAAGCAGTCAGGATACAAGAAGAATGTAAACGGTGCAGATGTAGAACTTGGGATGAAGTCCCAAATCATTGGGGTATCTCTAAAAGACAACCCAGACAAGGTCCGTGGTAAAGCAGGTGATCTGATATTCTTCGAGGAGGCAGGTTCATTCGGGGGCCTACTAAAAGCATGGGAGGTAGCTATGCCAACAATGAGACAAGGCTCCAAGACACTAGGTACCATGATAGCATTTGGTACTGGGGGTGAAGAGGGCGTAGGCTTTGACGGTATGGAAGAACTATTCTACCACCCAGAATCCTATGACTGTATGGCATTCGACAACGAATGGGATGCAGGAGCTATGGGAACTAAGTGTGGATACTTTGTCCCAATCTACCAGAACCTTGATGGGTTCATTGACGAAAACGGGAACTCACTAAAAGAACAAGCCAAAGAACATGAAGAGACGCAGCGTGAAAAGAAGAAGGGGGCCAATGACCCGAAGGCACTTGACCAGTATGTGGCGGAGCACCCATTTACACCACAGGAGGCAACCCTTCAGGTTACAGCAAACCTATTCGATGTTAATTCTCTGAAGGAGCAATACAACAAAGTAAAAGCACATGACCTACAGACAGAAGGGACAGCAGGCGTACTCTACTACGACAAAGAGTCAAAGATCCAGTTCCGCGCATCTAACGAAGTACATCCGGTTTATAAGTTCCCTCACAGGAAAGGGGATAGGACAGAAGGGGGTGTAGTGGTATATCAATCTCCCCATACAACTAAGGAAGGAGAAGTCCCACATAATTTGTATCTTATATGCCACGACCCCTATGCACAATCCAAGTCAACCAGCAATGAGTCACTTGGTGCTGCATACGTAATCAAACGACCCAATAACCTGTCCAAGCCGGACGATATAATTGTAGCTAGCTATGTCGGTAGACCACAAACGCAAGATGAATACAACCGGAATCTATTTATGCTGGCTGAATACTACAATGCAAAAATCGGGTTTGAGAACGACCGTGGGGAGCTTATTGCTTACGCGAAGAGATATCGCAAGCTACATAAGCTACAGGAGGAGTTTGAGATGCTCGATAAACGGGAACTCAGATCCAGAAATGTGAGACGTCAGTATGGTATGCACATGACCGAGCAACGCAAAAGGCAAGGTGAGTTGTACATACGGGACTGGTTGATTACACCTAGACATACAGACGAAGATGGTAAGGTGACTCTAAACCTGCATAAAATCTACGATCCAGCGCTTTTGCAGGAGCTGATCAAGTTCAATCACAGAGGCAACTTTGACCGAGTTATGGCGTTTATGGTAGGTATGTACCACACGCGAGAGTTATATAATAAAGAGGTAACAGAAATAGTAAACGATAGGTCTGCAGATAACTGGTTCGACCAAATCTATAAGTAAATTTGTAACGATGTACGGACAGGCCCATATACCCCGTCAGCGGTTACCGCTGTCTAAGAAAAATAAGAAGTGGAGAGAAGAGTGTGTAGAAGCATTCATCAACCTGTCCAAGTTCGGGATGACAGAGCGTAGGACTTACCTCAAGTCTCTGTACGATTACTACAATGGTGTTATAGATGAGCAGGACTATAGATACGTCCTCAAGCCATATGGAAAGACACGTAGTAACTTCCCATCAAAGCTCCGCAACTACCCAATCATCAAGCCTATCATTGACTTGCTGTTGGGTGAAAAAGCAAAGCGCCCACTGAACTACACAGTTACAGTAAAGAATGCTGATGCAATCTCTCTAAAGGAAGAGGAGAAGAACAAGAAGCTGATAGCACAAGCATCACAGATATTCCAGGACGCACTTGCAGGAGAAGAGCCTGATCCAAAGAAGCCACCCAAGGTCATGCAAGACTTTGAGCGGAACTACAAAGATAGAAGAGCTATCAAAGGACAGGCAGCGATCAACTACATCATGCAGAATGAGGAGATCTATCACAAGTTCCAAAAAGGCTTCTTCCATTATCTGATATGTGGTGAGGTGTACTCACACAAAGGAGTAAGACGCAAAGAGCCATTCTACGAGATACTCAACCCACTTGACATTGACTACGACAAAGATCCAGACTTGGAGTTCGTAGAAGATGGGGATTGGTCAATGGTTCGTAAGTATGCACACGCATCATCTGTAATCGATACGTTTGGGGAGTACCTGACAGACGAACAGATACTGGAGCTTGAGAATCCACAGAAAGCATCTGCTGACTCGTACCTGCTGTATAGAGCAGAATCTACGGGTAGTGACGAGAACATCTACAGAAACAGACTGGTAGAGTGCATTACGGTGTACTGGAAGAGTCGAAAGCGTATTGGCTTCCTGACCTATGTAGACCCACTGACAGGAGAGCCAGAAGAAGTAGAGGTAGAGGAAGGATTTAGACTTCCCGCAGAGGCGAGGGCTGGGGGTGCCAAAGTAAGATACGAATGGGTCAACGAAGTATGGGAAGGAACCAGGATAGATGGGCGGTTCTACATCAATATCAATCCCATAGCTAATCAACGTACATCACTTGATAACCCGTCGGTGTGTAAGCTTCCTATAAATGGGCGGAAGTATTCTGACATCAACTCCGACAACATTTCTCTTGTATCGCTTGGCATCCCCTTTCAGCTTAACTACAACATATTCAAGTATCGCATGGAGCTTGCAATTGCACGAAGCAAGGACATAGTAGCTCAGTTCGATATCAATATGATACCCAAGAAGTGGGACATGGATAAGTTCATGTACTTCGTCGAGGGTACAGGCATAGCCTGGGTAGATTACAATAAGGAGGGTATCCAACTCTCACCACAACACCAGTCAGTACTGGATATGTCTATAAAGACTATCTCACAGTATCTGCAACTGCTTGAGTCTATCATGCAGGAGTGGGAGAAGATATCAGGTGTAAACAGACAACGCCAAGGAGGCATCGGACCCTATGAAGGCAAAGCAGCATCCCAACAAGCAATCGTTCAGTCATCGCACATTACTGAAGATCTTTTCCGCAAATTCGCAAGATTTGAGCAGCGCGAACTCCAGGGCCTTTTGGATTACTCTAAGGAAGCTTGGCTTACTGGAAAGAAGGCGATGTATGTCATGCCGGACCAAACGATCGAAATGATCGATATAGAAACGCTCGAACACATGGAGAGCGAGTACGGCATCTTTGTATCTGACTCTGGTAGAGATCAGGATAAGCTCGACCAGGCTAAGGCATTGTCTCAGTCTATGATTCAGAACGGTACACCTGCATCTGCAGTTATGGACCTGTTCGATACTGAGAACTACGCAGGCATCAAGGATAAGATCAAGCGTGCAGAAGACGCAGCAGCTAAGCTTGCTGAAGAACAAGCAAAGACTCAACAGATACAAGCTCAGGAAGCTACTAAGCAGAAGCAGATGGAGCTTGAGCAGGAGAGACTCGAGAAAGACAAAGACAGGCAGGTAGAAATAGAGAAGGCGCTCATAGCAGCAGAGTCTAGAGATCAGACGGACAAGCTCAAGCTTGACCTCGAGAAGATGCTCAAGGACTTCGAGCTGAAGCAAAAAGACATTGCACTAAAAGAAAGAGCGCTTGATGTAGAAGGTGATACAGAACCTAACGGGGTATGAACAATAAGCAGAGGCGAGAGATTATAGAGAACGCGAAAGCGTCAGGCTATGACGGTAGCTATGTGGATTTGTTTAGAGATCCTGCAGCGCCGCTTAAGCTGGCTGTCACTGAAGAAGAACGGATGAAAGGGCTAAAGCCCTACAACGAACCCGGGGGTCAGGCTATGGCCCTCCCAAATAATCCTCCTAACAACCCAGTCAATACAATCGGGGCAAGGCCACCGATTAAAACTAAGAGTGTAGGAAGTAAGGTTGGCAGTGCACCAGTCGCCCCGGGTATATCGTCATTCAAAGGTGTAGTAACAGCAGGTGATCTCAGAGCTAGAGGTAAGTATGGTAGACGTAGAGCTGAAGAGGGAACACAACGTCCCCCAGAAGCAAGTGCTGCAGCAGCTAGAATCGATCCCAGT